TTGGCGCCTTCGGTATCACTGGCGCGGCCTAGAACATTTTTGTACATCTTCTCAATAGTCGCAGGCGTGTTAGCCATATTTTTTGTGGGGCCAGTGGTCCCGGCAACGTCATTTTGCGCTACGGTTAACTGGTTTGCTGCTGTTTGTTTCGCCGCCTGTTTCTCGCCAAAAGTAAGCGGCTTAGCAGCCACTGCTACCGGATTGATTCCGCCATCCACCGTCACAGGCGCCGCTGCCGTTGTCGTAGCAGCTGTAGTGCCTGCCGCCTTAGCGGCTGCCGCTTCAGTTTGCGACTGGATAGGCGCGGCGCTGGTCACGCCAGCAACCGTACGAGCCTTGGCGGCGTCCGGCAATGCCGCGTTAGCTGTCTGTGAATACCAAGGTATCGCGTTGCCTTGAGGGTCTGTGTAGTCGGCTGCGTTAAATGCCATGATCGTTTCCTTTAAATGCCTGATCCGGTTGACAGCTTGAGCTGCTGCTCAGCTGCAAATAGTTCCTTCTTACCGCGCTCTTTGATTGCCGTATCTGCCAACTGGGCCTTGATCTTCTCAAGTGAAATGTTCTGCGTGTTGGACAGCTTCAGCATCTCGATCTCGCGGGTCAGCTGCATCTCAGCCATACGCATCTCAGCGTCTTTCTGAGCAATTGTTTGACGTACTTGCAGCTCCTGCAAGTCGCCTGCATTCTGAGCCTGTACCTTAGCCATCTCAGTCTCAGCACGTACCTTGGCCACCTCGAGTGCTGGATTAGGCGGTGGGCCTTGAGTAGCTGCTTGCTTCTCAGCTTCATTGATGCGGTCGATCTCTTCCTCTGACTTAAACACCTCAGCCGGGTCGACGTGCTGCGCCTGCAATGCTTTCTCAAATAACTTCTGCGTGTCGAGATACTTACCGTAGATCGGATTAGCACCAGCGGCCAATAGGTTCAAGAACGATTGGTTCTGGATATCGCGCACCATGAGAGCCGATGAGCCACGGGCGTCGATGGTGAAGTCGCCTTTGATCTCTTCGTCCTCGTTGTACATCATGTTGTAGTCGTAGTAGCGGCGGATATGCGGCTCGGTAACCATGTCATCGAACTGCTTGACCAGTCTACGTAGCACCACGCTTGCGCTGTTCATCAGCATTTGCATGCCACCGACAGTGTCTGGCGCTGCACCCTTCTCGCCTTGCATGATTGTCGGCACACCGGTCTCAGCGTCAGCCAGCTCGGTAGCCATCTTGATGATGCCTGCCAGCTCGCCTTGATGGCTATTAAACTCAAACGTCGCAAAGGCTTTCCTCACGTCGTCCATGTCATCCGTTGCGTACCATATCTTACGAGCCGACAACTCCCATCGCTTATCGGCTGGCTGGATGACAGACGGCTTGACCACGATCTGCGGACCGGAGGTAACGCCTGAGTTGTCCATCATCTGACGCCATGCGGCATTGAGCACTTTCTGCTGTGAGCGCATAAGGTACGGAATGCCATAACCCCAGACCGATCCGGCAACCTTCTCCCAAACGTAAAAGTCGTAAGGCAGTTGGCCGTCGTCCAATGGATTCAGAAATGCCTTGACCACGACGCTGTTGATCATCACCACGCATGCGCTGATTGTACGAAGCTCATCATGCTCACCGACATCAACGTCAGCTGCTGCAAGGTCCTCATGCTCGACCTCACCCCAGTAAGTCCACATCTCATAAACGTCGCGGGCCATGTCGCGCTGGTCTTCGTCTTTCAACTCTTCCATCGTTGCCGACTTCTTCGGGCCTTCTTCAAGCACCTTGCGCAATTGCGACTTCATGAAACCCGGCTGCTTGGCTAGATCGCGAACTTGCTTAGACGTAAGTTGCTCACGCTCATACAAGCCACGGCCGTTATGCACGCTCTCACCGCAACCCGGGTCAGGCCACACATTACGCGGGTCGATACGGAAGGTAGCAGGTGACAGCTCGTCGACGATCTCGACTTGGTGCACAGTCTGGCCAGTAGCATCGGTGTAAGGCTGCCATGCTTTGCGAGTGCGATTGGTAACGATTGGGCCCTTGATAACGCCGGTGCCAAGCACTGCAGCGTCGTGAATCATCTTACGCAATTCGCCGTTGTAGCCACACTCGACCAACTGATCGTCGATCTCGGTCTGCATGGCCAGTGCTTTCTTGTTTGCCTTGTCCATGATCTGGCGGGCAAGGTCTTTCATCCGCATCGGCTGGCCGGCTGGATTCATTGGCGGCGGCATGCCGGTTGCTCCGGTCTGCTCCATCGCCATAGCACCAAGACCCTGCTGCGGCATTGGTGGTGCTGGCGGCATGCCGGGTTGCGGCATCTGTGGCGGCATACCGGGTTGCATCTGTGGTTGCATCTGTGGTTGCATAGCAAGTTGCTCACCGGCTGGGCTTTCATCCTGCGACATCCCTACCAGCTTCGGATTAGGTGTCGGCTGGATACCCCAGTTGCGGTCATCCGTTGGTAGCAGGATGTCAGCGATCCGGGCCTCAGCGGCGTTCGTCTTCTGACGCGTCATGCCGATGAAGACGGTAGACCGATGCGGCTTAGCGCCTTGTGTCGTAACAGGGTAACCCTGCTCAACTGACGTCATCATCTGCGACGCTGCGCGGTTGACGTTGTCCTTGGCGTTGTACTGATCCTCGTCCTCGAGCCATCGCTTGTCAACGCCATAGGCGTAGCGCGTACGAATCCACTCGTCACGCTGGGCGGCCATCGTATGGCCAAAAGCTTGCAACCGCTCTCGGGTTTTCTCGGCTTCGTCTTCCGGGGAAATCTCTTCGATCTCTACGTCGATTTCTACTGGATCAGTTGGATCGATCATTTTTTACCTTTGTGCAGTTTGATGCCCGGCTCTTGCTTGTCAAGATAATCGCGAATGGCCCACTCTGGCCAATGCTTTTTGTTTGTCTCGCTTTGCTCAAAGCCAACGTAATTGCCTTCTTTATCCTTAACCCACTTACCGCCAACATGAGCCTCGCCTTCATCGTCCGGCAAAGCATGGTACTTACTATGCTCGCTGAATGTTGGGTGGTTCGGCTTTTTAAACGTATCGCCCCCATGTCCACGGTCATCACGTTCAGCACCAGCTTTCCAGTCGCCACGCAAATCATAGTCGATCTCGTCCTTGCTGATATCGCGCTTCTGGGTTTTGCTTTGGGATTCAACCCAAGCTTTGTATTTCGCCTCTTCCTCTGGCGAAAGCTCGGTGTTGTACCTCTGCTGGTACTCTTCGTCAGTCATCGTTAATAGCCCGTCTTGCTGTATCGCGCCGACATTGCCAAAATTACTGTTACCGAAGTGCCCGTACCAGAGGCTACTATTGGCCGAATAAAAGCCGGCATCTCATTGCAGCAATGGCTGGCTGCCGAGGTGTAAGCCATGTTTGCCGTGCCGCCACGCTGGGTCAGTGGATGCCAGTTCGTACCATTGTTGGAGCCTTGGAACGTGACCGTTGCTCCGCCAAATGTACCGAAAACCTGAATTGATAGGTCAGACGCATACCCGGTTGAAATAGGGGCGCCGGTATCGTCAGTGGTTAAAGGCGTCCACGTAAAAAGAACCATGCCTGCTGCTGTATTGCGGTCCGATGTATTAGCAATGACTGCCATGATGCACTCCTGTGTTTAGGGTTAATAACCCATTTCTTGATCGAAAATACCAAAGCTCGCCACTGGGGCGATTCGGTTTGTGCGTATTCTAGTCTCAGCTTCTTCCTGTGTCTTGGCGAATCGGCGCATCATCATGCCGTACCTAGTCGCTGACATCAGGTCATCCGTCATCTTGACGACCAGTCCATCCTTACGGTGATACAGGCGAAACTCCTCAAACCAATCTTGCAAATGGGCAAACACCTTCAACCGTTGGGTCTGCATGCGTGCCAGCATCTCAGCTAGACCAGCCTCAACGCCGTTGCTGCCATCCTCAAACATTGCCCGATCTTTCATCAGGACAAGACCCTGATCGCGGTATTGCTTGGCTAACTGTTCGCCGCTGCCCTTGTCACGTTGCAGGCCATCATGCGGCCAAGCAATAGGCACCCATTCGCCCCGAGCCCGGATGCTTGCCGCGTGCATGATGATCGACTGGTCTTTGACCCGGTAGCAATCGGTCACGTAGAGCACGTCATTGTCACGGTCCCACGCCATCCAGACCGCAGCGGTCGGGTGGTCGATACCGAAGTCAAGACCGATAACCCTTGGCCAATGCGGCGGGACCGGAAACGCTGTGACCTTGATACCCTCTTCAACAATCGGGAACACGCGTCCTGATCCCAGAATTGGAATACCCTTGGCCCGTGCTTCGCGCTCGTGCTCTGGATAACCTGCAATGATCGCTTCGCGCTGCTCAGGCGTGTAGTGCTCAGCGTCCTCAATCGTCATCGTCGTAACGTGACTAGCCGCTGGCTTCTCAAGCAGGAACCGCTTAACCACTTCGGACATGCCGAGCAATGGCGTAAACGTCACAAAGACCTGACCGGCTGTTGCG